TTCGATAGCTTGACGTGCAAGAGAAACAGCTTCGTGTTGTTCTCGCATAGCGCGTTCTTTTTCGCGCCGTTCGTCATGCCAGACCTTCTTCATTTGCTTGAGACGGGTCTTGACTTTGTCGGAGTAGTCTTCGAGTTCGTCAGCCTCTAGCTCGTCAACAAGCTCCTTAGGCATAGGTGTCTTGCCACGATCCTCCTCGGGAGTATCGTCCTCGATCTGTAGATCAAGGTCTTCTTCGTCCTCGATCTCAAACTTAAAATCTTCTTCTGTATCTTCAGCCATTTGTGCCTCCTTTAGGCTCTGGAAATGCCGCGTGGGTCCTCGACAATACCTTCAACAGCATCGTCGTTGATGATCCGAAATTCGCGGTTGTGGATTTTTACGCGGCTACCCGCGTGGGGGCGAACAAGAATAAAATCACCTTCTTTGCACCAAGGACCGCTGGGAAAGCGTTTTTCGTCCTTGTAACAATCGTCCCCCATAGCAACAACAAAGAGAGTGGTAGTGAGAAGCTCTTCGTGTTGTATAGTAATATCGGCTTTAACAATGCCACCAGTAGTAGTTTTATCAATATCTGGAATAGCGCAAAGAATACGATACCCAGCAGGTTTTGGTAGTTGTTTAGCTTTTCGTTCTGCCGTGTCAGGTAGAACAGAAGAAATACTTGGATCATCGGGGTTTGAGCCGATCAGTAGTTCAGTCATCGCTATCTTCCATCCTTTGTGCGGTATCAGCAACAATACCGTTTGCAAGCATAAAACCTCGAATAATACCACAGGCGTACTTATAATCGCCGTGCTCCTTGGCTGTACCTCTAGCCAAATCGTCTGATATTACTCCAATTTCTTCCTGTATCTTCTCGGATATGTATTTGAGAAGGTCGTTAGTCATTAAACCTCACTTTCAGTCTCTCCTTCTTGCGGCTCTGCTTCTTGAGCAGCAGCCTGTTGTGCAATGGCTTGTTGGACCATTGCTTGGGCGGCTTGGTGATGATGGTCGTTAGTTTGCCGAGTGAGTTCGTGATCTCGTTGGGCAATATCTCTAGCGATATCAACACCGACACGGAGTCCTTCAGCTTCTTGTTTTGCTGAGAGGCCCGCTTTGTCTGTAGCAATCTTCGCGCCAACCTGTAGGCCAGCGATTCGTTCTTGCGAGGCGATACGTTCGCGCTCGATGTCTAGCTTGTCTTCGGTAGCGGCAGCGTCGATCATCATCTTCTTTTCTTGAAGCTCTGCGGACTTCTGCTTTATTTGGAGTTCCTGCTGCTGCATTTGGACAATTGGGTCCTGAGCAGTCTGCTGCGCCTGTTGTTGTGCAACTTTGCTTTGGCTCTCCTGTAGAACCTGCTTGGCGGCTGCGGCAGCGAGGCGAGAAACTTCCAACTCGGTATCCTCGGACATCTCGGCATCGGGTGGCGGGTAAGGGACACCTGCGGCCTCTTCGATCCGCTTGCGGTACTCAAAGGCTAGGTGTTCCGCGATGTGAGCCTGCATTGCCGCCATCATCGCCTGCGCTTGGGGGTTTTGACCCATAAGTTGGGCCACTTGAGGGTCCTGCATAGCCGCCGTATGAACCCCGATATGAGATTCGTGGTCTTGATAGATGAACGCCTTAACGGGCTTACCCCGGATCACATTCATATTCTCGGACACGGGGTCCTTAGGCTTCTCGTCATCGTCCATAGGAACGAGCTTGGCGGCGTTCTTGATACCCAACACTTCTAACATCTGGCGGTGCAGATACGGCAGGTCGTATAGTTGCGGGGCACCCTGAGCAAGCTGCATAACAGCTTGATATTGCACAACTTTTTGCGCCATAGTGGCAGCATTGGGGTCGCTTACCGGGATAACAGTTACTAGGTCGTAGTCAGACTGTTTAGCCTTGCGGTCGCCTTCTTCCGGATCGTACGAGTATTCTTCCGGGGTGTAGTCACGGATGATGTCCCGCAATAGCTGGAACTCTTGGCGCATCGCGTAGTGGATGCGGGCCTGCACAGCCGACATAACCTTCAGGGTGCGCTCTAGGATAGCCAGAGTCGTGCCCACAGGGCTGTTAGCGGACATATCCGCCACTTGAAGGTCAGCGGCCCCAGCGAATCTACGACCCTCTTCTACGATGGTACCGAGCAGGCTGTAGAGGACTTGGCTTGGCTCTTTATACGGGAGGGGGAGGATATTATCCCGCATCGTGCCCGATGCTACGTCTACGTCCCGCCATTCAGCTGGGGCAATCGGAGTGTCGTCGCCCTTAACCCGTAGGCCCTTAGTCTTGAAGCCACCCGGCAGGTTAGAAAGTGTACCAGCATCAACAAGCTGCCGGATAATAGAAGTACCAGACTTAGCGAAAGCACCAATAAGATGGATAAGACCAAAAGCGTAAAAGCCAAAGCCGGGAATATAAGAGTAATGAACGAAGTGGTTGCGCTTCTGGCAAAGATCATCATCCGGATTCCAATTACGGCGGATTGCTAAGATAGTCTCTGTGCTTTTGTCGATAGTAACAACGTATGGCATGGCAATGCCCGTCTCGTCGCCATCTTCATCCGTGTGGGGGTAACCCGGCAGGTCAAGATCAACGTGCATCTCAAGGAGTTTGTAGCGATCATCCGTAGACGCACGGAAACCCATCTTCTCCGCGATCTTCTTCTCAACTTCGTCAAAGGAGTCGCTAGGGTCGCCCAGATCAACATCCCGGTAGAACCCTGCGGCCTGTAGGCGCTTAAGCTCGTTAGGGGTCTTACGCATCACATGGGTGACGCGCTCTGAGGTTTGCAGGCTTGAGGCACCATACGGAACAACGACATCCTCGGCAGGGATGAACATCGAGACTTGCCGCCCCAACGCGGGGTCGTAGTAGACCTTCTTAAAGGCGTTACCGGCTAGGCCCAGACCCCACAGCATCCGCTCATGCTCGGGCCGATATTCGACCATCTTCTCAGTCAACTGGTAGTTCATGTCGTCTTGGACACGAACCGCAGCGTCTTTCTTCTCTTGCGTCTCCTTACCTATAACCTGGGTCTTCACAGGCCCAGCGGCAGGGAACGTCTCCATCATCGTCTCAGCTTGGAACTTGACGAGGGCTTCAGACAGGAGGGGATGGTACACACCACAAGCACCGGGCCACGGCTCCGTGCGGTCCTCAATCTTCATACCAAGGAGTTCAAGGCCATCTACGTAGGTCTGAATCCAATCCTTACGGGCAGACAGGTCTTCTTCGAACTCACCAAGCAGATCACCGGCTAGCTCAGTTAGATCACCCTCATCCATATCCTCGACAAGGTTCTTACTGAACTCCTCGTCCGCTTCCTCGTCGAACTCCTCGTCCATCTCTTCAGCTTCGTCCCGGTCCTCCGGATCGATCTCGATTTCAATCTCGAGTATAGGATCATTAGTCGGGTCATCATCACGAAGCCCAAGAGGGGCGCGATTGAGAGCTTTATCAACGGACATTTATCTACCCTTTAATGTAGCGCGGTTTGTTTTAGGGTCGTACTTGAAGTCAGCGGGGTTTCTATTCTCCGCCTTAGCCGCACGATCCTTAGCTCGTTCTCCAGCAGTCATGGCGTCTCGTTTCTTACCTTGTGCAGTAAGCTTCCCGCCGCTGGTCATATCGCCACGTTTCTTAAGTAAAGACATAGCTAAACCTTCACTTCCAACCTGAGCGGTCAGACGTTTGACAAGTTTGCCTCTACCTAAGAACTTTTGTGTCGCCACTTAATAATACCCTTGAAACTTGCGCTTGAAGTACTCTTGCTCGTCAGGCTCGTCTAGCGCAGTACCAATATACCCCCCTTTGCGGAATCGCATAAGGGCAAGAGATACCGAGTCAACATAGTCATCGTGTTCGCCCGAAGGAAAGCTTGCTACTTCATCAATAACTTCTTCCGCCCAGTGCGTAGCAGGTGCCCACACCCGGCCAGAGGCAAACAAGTCAGATACCGCGTTGAGGCGAGATATTTTATCATTTCCCCTTGTGGGGGTATATTCTTGCACAGGAATACCCATAGCACGCATTTCGTAGATCAACGGTGCGCCGGATGCTTTCTTCTCTATAATAACGCTATCGGGCTCCCACTCTTTATAATGCTCTATTGCTACCTGTTTCAGGCGCGGAAACTCCATACGCTCACGGAACGCGTTAAGAAGTATGATATTAGCCTGCGGAGTACCCGTGTCGTCGGGTTGATAGAACACACCCCAGCAAGTTAACGCCGAATAGTCGGCACGTTGTGTCTTCTCGAACGCCGTATCCCACGCCATGAGGGTAAAATCACACTTGGGAGGGATTTCTTTCTCCCATTCACGCCACCATTCACGCTTTATGATAGCTGAGGTGTCGGATGTCGGGCTCTGCTGGTACTGAGCCATCCATTTTGAGTTAGGAAGCTCTTCTTTTAGGGCCGAAAGCTCTTCCAAAGACCAAAATTCAGGCCACAGGGGGTTGCCAGAGGGCAAAATTGCCGGAAATTCGATAACTTCCCACTCTTCACCGCCTCTCTGGGCAGCTGACTTGAGTACTTGGCCCGTGAGGTCTCTTTTACTCCACCGAGTCATAACTACAACGATGGCACCACCCGGCTGGAGACGCTGACGAGGCCCAGATGTGTACCACTCGTAGGTCTTATCGTAGATATCAGGGTTAATTTCGGCTATTGCAGCCTCTTGTTCACTGTGTGGGTCGTCAATAATAAGCAGGTCGGCCCCTTTACCAGT